TCGCCAACAAGTTTAATCACTGCCCGGTATGCGGGCATAAGGTTGCAGAATGACAATCAACGAACGCGTATCACCAGAAACGCTCGATAAAATTATTGAGGCCGCTGACGATTTTATTACAGCACTGGCAGTCACTACCGAAGATGACAGCACGAATATGCGCCAGTTATTAGATGGCGTGAAGGCACTGAATGCTACCCCTGAAATAGTCAAACAAATGTGTGAGATTTTCAAAGCGATGGCCCGCGAGCTACAGCAGTACCGCGCAGATGCGGAGCCTGTAGCGTGGGTAATGAAGGATGATTTGGCAGATGCAGACATTATTTTTACGCCTGCATACACGTCATTTTCGGATGCCATGACAAAAACGGTGGGAAAATTAATCCCACTCTACGCAGCCCCGCAAGTTACGAGCGTGCCGGATGAGCGCCCATCCCTGAATAATGGCATCATTGGATTCGATGAGGGATGGAACGCCTGCCGCGCCGCCATGCTTCAGGGTGCCGAACCTGTAAGCCAGCCTTACACGTTGCCGGCCAATGTTATCGATGCCCTGGGAAAAGCTCTACAGGCCATGTCGTTCATGGGCGATACGCTAAACGCATTGGATGCCGTATGTGAGGAGGATGTCGAGTATGTCACTCCGGCGTTTGAAGCGGTGCGAGAGGTGCTTGAGTTTGCCGAACCTGCGCAGGGCTGGATTCCGTGCGGTGAGCGGATGCCTGAATTTTACTTTTCCGTGCTAGTTACTGATGAGCACGAAGACATGGTAATTGCGTTGCCAGTTTACTTGGATGCAGGGGATAGGTGCGCATTCCAGTTGAGCAATGGCGATATCTTTATCGCCACCCACTGGATGCCGCTGCCGGCCGCACCGAAGCAGGAGGCTGAATGATGCACACCGTAGAGTTGACTAACGCGGCGCTGGTATTCACCGACGCAGCAACCGGTCAGGGTTATCTTCGCGTTCTGAACGAGTGGGAAGCCAAACTGGTTTCTGCACAGCTTACAGCGCTGGATGATGGCGAAATGAAAGCCGTCCCCGTTCACCCGTTTGAGATTCGCAAGATGAAACCGGGCGGTGAGTGATGCCTGAATCAGCAACGAACAGAGCCTCGCATTAGCGGGGCTTTTTTTATTCTTTAGGTTTGAAACCACCAAAACCCTGTGCATAATAACAGTGTCAGCCTGAACAACTGACGCTGATTACCCGCGCTATGGAGAACACCATGGCGCAGCTACACCTTATCAAGCAATCCTCTGGCGTCCTGATCCCCGCATCTGTGGAGACCAGCGACTTTTTGCATTCGAAATGCAAACTCGGAACCGTACTGGTTGCCGATTTCAAAAAAGTGCGCAACCCGGCATTTCACCGCCGATTCTTCGCACTACTCAATCTGGGCTTCGATTACTGGGAACCTACCGGCGGCGCTATTTCATCAAACGAGCGCAAGTTGGTGACTGGTTACGCCCGTTATCTCGCATCGTTTGGCGGTAGTGAAGCCTCGTTGATGGATGCGGCTGAACAGTATCTCGATCGCATCGCTGACAAGCGATCTGGCAGTATCAGCATCTGCAAATCATTCGATGCCTATCGTGCATGGGTGATTGTCGAAGCGGGCCACTACGACGCTATCCAGTTGCCTGACGGCACTCTCCGTAAGCACCCCCGAAGCATCTCTTTTGCCAACATGGACGAGACCGAGTTCCAGCAGTTGTACCGGGCCGCTCTGGATGTTCTGTGGCGCTGGATATTGTCACGCGCATTTCGCGATCAGGCGGAGGCAGAAAGTGCCGCCGCTCAACTTATGAACTTCGCGGGGTGAACTGATGCATAGCCCACTCGCAAAAGTGATGGAGCGGTCGATCTTCCGCATCCCCTCGCGCCGTCAGCGCAAGGTGGAAATTAAGCCGTCCGACATACCCACACTCAAAGACTACACGGCCCGCCTGGTTGACCAGAAATGGCTTCGCCTTGCTGCCAGAAGGAATCATGTATGAGCATCTATCAACGCATCAACGGCGCTGACTGGCGCAATATCTGGGTAGTTGGCGATCTGCACGGTTGCTACACGCTCCTGATGTCTGAACTGGACCGAGTTGAATTCGACCCGGCGCGCGATCTGCTGATCTCGGTTGGTGACCTCATCGACCGCGGCGCCGAGAGCGTCGAATGCCTGGACCTGATTAATCAATCCTGGTTCCGTGCAGTGCGTGGTAACCACGAACAGATGATGTTGGATGGCCTGTCCCCACATGGCAACGTTAACCACTGGATCGCCAATGGCGGTGACTGGTTCTTCTACCTCGATTACGACAAAGAGATTCTGGCGAAAGCGCTGGCGCATAAAGTCGCAGAACTTCCGCTGATCATCGAACTGGTGACCGGCGATAAAAAATACATCATCTGTCACGCCGACTATCCGCACGATGAATATGAGTTCGACAAGCCCGTCGATACCCAGCAGGTGATATGGAACCGCGAACGCATCTCCGATTCACAGGACGGCATGGCGAGAGAAATCAAAGGAGCCGACCTATTCATTTTCGGCCACACTCCGGCGCGCATGCCGCTGCGATTCGCTAATCAGTATTACATCGACACCGGTGCTGTTTTCTGCGGCAACCTAACTATTCGCCAGTTGCAGGGCGGTGCCCATGAGTAAGCCAGCCCGCCGTAAGTGCAAAGTCTGTGGGGAATGGTTTCACCCTCAGTACGCAAATATCTGGTGGTGCTCACCCGGTCACGGTGCCATCTACGCGCTGGAGTTGCACGCCAGGAAGAAAGTTAAGGATGCGGCCGCAAAAATTAAAGAGCAGCACCAGGCGGAAAAAGCAGGTCGCCAGCGCCGCGCCGAACGCCGAAAAGAGTTAAAACCGATCCGCTACTGGATTCAGATGACGCAGCGCGCGGTAAATGACTGGCGACGGGAAATGCTTCTGGCAGCCGGGCATGGCTGCATATCCTGCGGTACGAAAGCAGCATTCGCCTGGCATGCGGGGCACTACCGAACTACCGCCGCCGCGCCGCAGTTACGCTTCAACCCGGACAATATCTGGCTCCAGTGCCCATCCTGTAACGTCCATAAGTCGGGGAACATCGAAGCCTATCGTACCGCACTGGTTGAACTGATTGGCGAAGAACGCGTTCTGGCACTGGAACACAACAACGAAACCCACCGATACACCCGCGAAGAACTGGACGGCATCCGTGCTGAAGCCAGGGCTAATCTGCGGGCGCTGAAACAGCAGGAGGCCGTATGAAAGTCACTTATTGCGATATGGGCGCACATGCCCGCATCTGGATTACTGGACCGTTCTGGCAACTGCGGAAGGCTCAACGCATCGCTGATTCTGGATCGGTAGCTGCGCCCTTGCTGCGCTGGGAATCGAAAGGGCTCACCTTCCAGATAACATTATCCGGCACCAGTGCTCATGCACTAAGAGGTTACAAAGCTATTGCGAGGGCAATGGCATGACGACCGAAACCATCTACCAGATCAGTTATGTAGCCATGCTGTCCATCCTGCTGATTATCGACTGGTACGCCAGCAAGGCAGGGAAGGTATGAGCCTGACGCGTGAGCAAATTAACCGGTATCAGAGAGAGTCAATGATGCGCGCTCTGGGGCATTTGCCGACACGAAGAACCCAGGACGAGCTGATAGAGCGGATCATCAAAAACGACGAGAAACGACGTAAAGCCAGAACAGGAGTGGCGGTATGACTCAGCAATATTTGCAGTATGTTCGTCAGGAGTTAATGACCGCAACCGCCGATCTGAGCGGCGCGACAAAGGGGCAACTGGTAGCGTGGACCGAGAACGCTCAATTCGACACAAATCGACTGAAGCGTAAACGCCTGCGCGTTCGGGATGAGGTAACCGGGAAGATGATCACGCTTACCGGCGATCCCGTTCCAGGACAACAGAGCAGGGCGAAAGGCTCATCTATAGCGCTGGTTCAGCCGGTAGAGTATTCCACAGCATCATGGCGCCGCGCGGTGATGAGTATGGATGAGCATCAAAAGGCCTGGCTGTTATGGAGCTACAGCGAAAACATTCGGTTTGAATACCAGGTGGCGATCACCCGATGGGCCTGGGCAGAGTTTAGTGCGCAACTGGGCGCGCGAAAGATTGCCGGGAAAACACTGGAAAGACTGAAAGCGCTAATCTGGCTTGCTGCGCAGGACACTAAAGCCACCCTGTCAGGTAGCGATCCTTATCAATATGCAGACCTCGCCGCGCTCGTTGGTGTTACTAAGTCCAACTGGTCTCAGAACTATGTAGAGCACTGGGAGTGCATGGTAAGCATATTTAAACGCCTTGATTCGCAGTCTCTTATTCAGGTTTCGCGATCACGTTCACAACAAAAGGCAACTAATTATCAGCAAGGTATTGCATAAATGAACTAAATGGGCCAATATTGAGCCTAATTTGATATCGTGCCAATGTTGTACGCACTGGCAGTAAACAGGTTTAGAGCCCGAGGTTAACGCCTTGGGCTTTTTTATTTCCTGGTCAGAAGCACAGCGGTTGTGCGTTCGGCTGTTAACCGAATGGTCGAAGGTTCGAATCCTTCCTGTCCCGCCAAATTACGGAACTCTGGCGTAGATGGTTCGCGCGGATGCCTGAAGAGCATTAGGAGATGGTTCGATTCCATCGGGTTCCACCAAATAAGCCGGTCTAGTTCAGTGGCAGAACGGCAGCCTTGTAAGCTGCGCGTCAGAGGTTCGATTCCTTTGCCCGGCACCACACATTCGCATCAAAACATGAGCCGAATCACTCCCGCATTCGGCTCATGAAAGCAACTCGAAAAAGAACATCCTCTTACCCTGGCTAATGCCGGGGTTTTTATTTTCAGGCCCGGACAATCAACCCCCATCGAACCTTTATCTGAGTGTCCGTGGCCTGATTTCAACTACGCACAGCACCCGCATAACAGCGAGGTGAGAGACATGTCCAATATGAGCAAATTAGCTTCTGGCGCTGCCTATGGCGCATCAGCCGGGACGGTGGCTAATGGCTTGCTGACCCGGCTTAGCCCTGACGAGTGGAGCGCCATTGGCGTTATCGCGGGCATTGTGGTTGCGCTGCTGACGTTTGCCATTAACTGGTATTACAAGCGGAAAACCACACTGGCGCAGATCGAAGCCCTTCGCAAGTGGCCGGTAAACGGTCCCACAATCGAGGAATGACCATGGCAATTCCATCATCACTGCGGAATAAATTGCTGGCCGCTGCGGGCGGTGGAGCAATGATTATTGCCACGGTATTTCTCGGCGGTAAGGATGGCGTTGAGGGGCGCAAGTACGAAGCCTATAAAGATGTTGCTGGCGTCTGGACGGTGTGCGATGGCCACACTGGCACCGACATCATTCGCGGCAAGCGTTATACCGACCAGGAGTGCGATCAGTTGCTGTGGAAAGACCTGCAACCCGCAAAGCGCACTGTGGACAAACTGGTAAAAGTGCCGCTGAACGAATACCAGCGGGCGGCGCTGTACAGCTTCGTGTTCAATGTTGGCTCCGACGCATTTTCCAAATCAACGCTGCTTCGCAAACTCAATAAGGGCGACCATAACGGGGCTTGCGAAGAGATGCGCCGCTGGGTTTACGCAGGCGGTATGAAGTGGAAGGGATTGCAGAACCGTCGAGAGATGGAGCGATCAATGTGCCTGGCGGAGAGTAAAAATGACCTCTAAAGCCTGGCTGATTATCGGCATTGAACTGCTCTTGTCCGTCCTGATTATTTACGTCCTGCTCGGTCAGGTAAGTGATGCGAATAAGCGCGCTGATGATGCCGAGCAAAACCTGAAGCTGGCGAACGACACCATAGCCGACATGACAGTGCGCCAGCGTGACAACGCGGCACTCGACGCTAAATACACGAAGGAGTTGGCTGATGCTCAGGAAAATATTAATCAGCTTGAGCGTGATGTTGCTGCTGGCCGTAAGCGGCTGCAAATCTCCGCCAGATGTCCCGCGAACGGAGCGACCAGCGCCACCGGCATGGATGATGCAACCGGCCCCCGACTTACTGACGCCGCTGAGCGGGATTATTTCACCCTCAGAGAGCGAATCGAAACCGTCACAAAGCAACTGACAGGATTGCAGGATTACGTACGTAATCAATGTTTAAAGTGAAAATAACTCGTCTTTAGGGAGTAGCTTAATGCTAAGCGAAACATCAAAAGATATTTCTGGCTACGAAGGCCAGTATGCAGTTACCGATGACGGGAGGGTTTATTCACACTCAAGAGTAAATCGCTCAGGTAGGCTGGTTAAAGGTCGTTGGTTGAAGCCTGGAAAAGATAGAGATGGATATTTAAAAGTATGCCTTTATCTTGATGGTGAAAAAAATTACCAGTTTGTCCATAGGTTAGTGGCTTCTGCATTTTTGGATAACCTCCAATCATATGCCGAAGTAAATCACGTAAATGGCATTAAGAGCGACAATCGTGCATCTAATCTTGAATGGGTAAGCAGATCGCAAAATAACGCACATGCTTACCGATCAGGATTGAGGAAAGCGCTTAATGGCGAACGGCATCCAAATTCAAAACTAACCAGTAAGCAGGTTGTTGACATCCTTTCCTGTAAATCCATGTCGCATGCTGAGTTAGCGAAAAAACATGGAGTGTCACAAGTTTTGATTTCACGAATCATAAGAAAAGAAGCCTGGGTTGAAGTGAAATAAACGTTCTCAGTATCCGATCCGGAATCATCCGCGACCAGAAAGCCCTGAAGTATTTGCAGGACTACATCAACACGCAGTGCAAATGATTTGTGTAACCCCGAAAGGATGGTGATCACATCTTGCTGACGGGTAAGCCGTAAGTGGCTGAGTACTGCTGTGAAGTAGAGCGAACGCTGCGCCTTCAGTAATACCAATACCCGGCACCGCTCCGGGAATGTCCGCGCATCGCACGCGCAAAACAAGAGAGTCTTTCAGTCGTGAGCCTGGGGAAACGTTTCTCTCTGGCGGCTTTCCCGTGCGACAGGCTCACACCTAAAAGGAAATCAAGATGAGTAAAATTCTGTACTGGCATGTGAGGCTATTTCAGCATCATCAGGCATCCCACGCTATGGCAGGTGGCGGAATTAACAAGGTGCAGGTTTTCGAAGGCTACGCAACAGTCAAACCTCGTTTTCGCCCTGGCGCTGAATTCGTTATTGAGCTATTCACTGCCCCCGGCACTTTGGAAACCATGTCCATCCGTACATGCGGGATTGATAGTATGGTTTGTACTCCGGTTTGCGAAGAAGAACCAAAGTCAGCGGACCACATTCACGACCACGCATGTACTAACTGCTTCACTGATAATGGTCCATGCCTTGGTGAATGCAATGTCACAGACACAAACAGAGTCTTATCTTCTTCATTCGAAGAAGTGACAAAGCCGGTAATTAAATGGCTGAATGAAAACTCCAATCCTCATTCCATTATCGTGATTGATCCTACCAGCGCGATTTTCCATACGGGTGAAATCGGGTTCACAACCGAAGAGTATTTACGCGACTGACGGCATTACAGGAGCCATTCATCAAGTGGCTCCGATAATGTCAAACAGCAGGTGATTCAACATGGCAAAACCGGACTGGGGAGACCTCCAAAAACGGTTCCTGTCCGAGCATGCCAAAACCGGCATTTCCCCAAAAGACTGGTGCGAAGCGCAGGGACTGAATTACTCAAGTGCGAAGCGCTATATCAAGGTAACGAGTTATGGTGCGAATTCGCAAAAGGGAAGTGCGAAGAAAGCTGCGAATTCGCAGAAGCCATCAAAGACCATTCGCAACACCGTAAAGAAGCAAGAAGAAAACGGCGAATCGCAGAAACCACCGATTTCCGGAGGCGCGAAACCGATACGCGGCACCAGGCGGTCACCTCCGACAAACCCATTTAAACCCGGCAACCAGCAGGCACTGAAACATGGCGGATATGGTCGTCGCATGCTTCTTTCCGACGCAGTAACGGAAGATGCTCAGGCGCTGACGCTGGATGATGAGTTGTTCTGGTTGAGAGCTGCAAACCTGACTGCTGCCGAGAACATTGGCCGATGGCAAGCTGAACTGGAAACGGCGGATAGCGAATCAGCCAAAGACCTGCATGAACTCATTTCGTCTGCTCAGAAAGCCATGCATCGCAACACCGCCCGCATTGAATCACTGGAGTACACAAAAGGCTCAATAGCGAAAATGCATGTGGATGCCATCTACAGAGATGCGGCCACCGAGAAAGTTGAGCTTGAAATTGGGCTGATTAAAGACGGTGACAGTGATAACGCTGTGGTCGTTCATAACGCCTTACCAATCCCCGGAAGATAACCATGGCTGATATTTACCTCCCAACGCTCCATGACGGGCAGTTAAAGGTCTGGTCTGATTCGTGGGATGACCAGCTTCATGCGGTTCGGTGTGGTCGCCGCTGGGGTAAAACCTTCATGCTTTCCAGTGCGGCTGTAACCTACGCCACCGCGCAGTTTAAGCGACCAGGTATGGATGTCCTGCTCGGCGGGCGGGTTGGTATCTTCACTGCTGAATACCGTCAGTACCAGGAAATTTACGACAAGCTGGAAGAAACCCTGCTCCCGTTAAAAAAGAGCTTCAGCCGACAGGAAAAGCGCCTGCTGCTGAAGAACGGCGGCAAGATCGACTTCTGGGTCACCAACGACAACAAACTGGCTGGCCGTGGTCGTGAATACGAAATCATCCTGATAGACGAGGCGGCATTTACCAAGTCGCCGGAGATGCTGAGGGAGATCTGGCCGAAGTCGATTAAGCCAACGCTGCTTACGACGAAAGGCCGGGCCTACGTGTTTTCTACGCCGGACGGAGTGGACGAAGAGAACTTCTTCTACGCCATCTGTCATGACAAGAATCTCGGATTTATCGAGCATCACGCGCCGACATCCTCAAACCCGTTCGTTCCGCCGGAAGAACTCGAGAAGGAGAGGGCCAACAACGACCCGCGCGTGTTCCGCCAGGAGTTTCTGGCCGAGTTCGTCGACTGGTCTGCCGCTTCGCTGTTCGACGTCCGCAAATGGTTCGAGGGTGAGAATCAGGATCAGCCTGTCGATTACCCTGAAATGTGCCAGGCCGTCTTTGCTGTCATGGATACCGCCGTCAAGGGTGGTTCAGAACATGACGGTACGGCTGTGGTGTATTACGCCGTCGACACCCGGCCCGGCATTCAGCGCCTCACCATTCTCGACTGGGATGTGGTGCAGATTGACGGCGCGCTGCTGGAGACGTGGATGCCGTCGGTATTTGACCGCCTCAACGAGCTTTCCGGCCAGTGTGTTGCCATCAACGGCAGCCTGGGCGTGTTCATCGAGGACGCCAGCATGGGCAGCATCCTCCTGCAGAAAGGCGAAAGCCTGGGATGGCCGGTAAACAAAATCGAATCCGCCCTGACCAGCAAAGGAAAGGACGAGCGCGCCATTATGGCCTCCGGTTACCACTACCGCGGCCTGGCGAAAATATCCCGACACGCCTACGAGAAGACTGCCGTCTTCAAGGGCGAAACAGCAAACCATCTGCACAAGCAGGTTTCCCGATTCCACCTTGCCGACAAGAAAGCGCATAAGCGCGCCGATGACCTGCTCGATGATTACACCTACGGGCTGATCATCGCCTTCGGCAGCGGCGACGCAATCTGACGAGAGAACCAATGAACGAAGACGATTTCGAAATCGGCAGCTGCTCTCACTCAGAGTTGATGGCATTGCTGGACAGCGACGACATCCAGCCCGGCTCTACGGCTGGCTATCAGACCTGTAAAACGGTTTACCTCTACCACCCGCTGGGCGGGAAGATGGTGGATCGCCCGATTAAAATGGCGATGAATGAGCCGCGCACCGTGCATGTTGCCCAGTCGTACGGCCTTGAGCAGCGCCTGCGCGACGCGTTCGAGCGCGAATGGAAAGCGATGGGTGCGAACCAGCACATCGCCAATGCCGCGCGCATCGCCCGAATTTACGGCGTATCAGCGATCGCAATGCTGGTGGATAACCAGGAACCAAATGAATCGCTGGACTACCGCACGCTGTACAAGCACAACGTCAGCTTTAACATTCTCGACCCGCTGAACACCGCGGGCAGCATTGTGTTGAATCAGGACCCGAACGCCCAGGACTTCCAGAAAGTCGACGGAATCCGGGTGGCGGGCAAGCCGTATCACAAATCGCGCTGTGTCGTCGTGCAGAACGAGGATCCAATTTACCTCGCGTACAACTCGGCGGCGTTCGGCTTTACCGGGCGTAGCGTGTACCAGCGAGCGCTCTACCCGCTGAAGTCTTTCATCCAGACCATGCGCACCGACGATATGGTTGCGGTGAAAGGCGGCCTGCTGGTGACGAAAATCAAGGGGCCAAGCTCCGTCGTCAACAACATGATGCAGAAGCTCAGCGGCATTAAGCGCATGATGCTGAAGCGCGGGAAGACGGGGGAAGTCCTGCAGATCGGCGAACTCGACAACATCGAGTCAATCGACCTGAGCAACCTGGAAAAGCCTCTCGACTCTGCGCGTAAGCACATCCTGGAGAACGTGGCCGCCGCCGCAGACATGCCGGCGATCATCCTCAACTCTGAGACGTTCGCTCAGGGCTTCGGTGAAGGCACTGAAGATGCCCGCGCCGTGGCGGTGTACATCGACAACATCCGAGAGTGGCTGGACCAGCTTTATGCGTTCTTCATCCGCGTGTGCCAGTACCGCGCCTGGAGCATTGAATTCTTTCAGTCGCTGCGTGCTGACTTCCCGGAGCTGAAAAACACCTACAGCGTGTATTTCGCGAGCTGGATAAACAACTTCGAATATCGCTGGCCATCCTCCCTGAAAGAGCCGGAAAGCGAGAAGGTGAAGGTCGACGAAACGCGGTTTAAGGCTATCGTCAGCATGCTGGAAACGGTGCTGCCGCAGCTCACGGCTGATCCGGAGAACCGCGCGACGCTGATCGAGTGGGCGTGTGAAAACGCCAACGCCAACGAGAGTCTCTTCCCTCAGCGGCTTAACCTCGATTACGACTCACTGAAGGAAAACCCACCGCCGGAGCCGCCTAAAGCTGAAGAGCCGGGCGGCGGGATGATGCTATGAACACTTTCACCCGAACAGTGAGAGATGCGGTGAAGTTCTTTCTCCGCAACGGATACTCGTCCCGGGAAGAGCTGGAGCGCTGGCAGGCGATTATCCGCCAGGCCGCCGAAAGCGAAACCGCCGATGACTACATGGCGATGGTCACCCGAAACCTGACGAAAGCATACGACCTGCAGGTGGGACGTGCTGGCGCGCTGAAGCGCCATCAGGGCATATCCCGGTTTACGCTCAACTACCTTGAGCCAAAGCTGAGGACAGAGCTCGACAGGCGGATCCTCGCCAGCGCCGACCTTATCCAGCTCAACCGCAAAAAAGCCATCGACACCACGTTGTCGCGGTTTAGCGGCTGGGCCAGCAGCATTCCCTCAGCAGACAGTATCGCGCTGACCGGGATTCAGGGAACGATGCGGGAGACGGCGGCGCACATTCAGAAGGCCGCCGAGAAGGTGGACTATGAAGCGCGCCGGGTGATGATCGACCAGAACCATAAGCTGATAGCCAACATCGACAACGTGATCGCAACCAGCAACAACGCGATTGCAGCGATATGGCACAGCCACTGGCGGCGGCCGGGTTATGACTTCCGGGAAGACCACAAGGAACGCGATCAGCTGTATTACCTGATTCGCGGGAACTGGGCGCAAAAAAACGGGTACGTGAAAGCAGGGCCAGCCGGTTACCTCGACGAAATCACTCAGCCTGGCGAAGAGGTATTTTGTCAGTGCTACGTGACCTACATCTACAACCTCCGAAGCATTCCTGAATACATGCTGACCCAGAAGGGGCAGAAGTTCATGGAGTCGATGAAGAAAGCAGCATAGGAGCATTAAAACGTGGCTATTTTTGGCAGCGGGATAATGTTCCGTCAGGGTAAGTTCGTCTTCCTGATCCAGCGCTCGGATGATGGTACGTGGTGCCCGCCTGGCGGCACGGTAGAGCCGGGCGAGCTGGCTATAGATGCAGCGCGCCGCGAGGTGCTGGAGGAGGTGGGTTATCAGTACGATGGCCCTCTGACCCCGCACAGCGTATACGGCGATTATCTGACGTTTCGCGCCGAGGTGCCGGAGAGGTTCGAGGCGAAGCTTAACGACGAATCGCTGGCCGCCGGATGGTTCCACATTGACGACCTGCCCAAGCCGCTTCATCAGCCCTTCGCTGAGATGCTGGCGCAGCAGGCGCTCAATGAAACCGAAGTGGCAGCGCTCATCGCTGACGGGACGCTAAGCAGCCCGCAATTCTTTATCAACATGTGGATGTTCGCCATCCGGGTAACCGGAACAGGGGTTACCTGGCGCTCTGCAGATCAACAGATGGCCTTCCGTAACCCGGACGACTATCTCACCCCAGAGTTTCTCCAGCGAGTTGCCGGTGTACCGCTTATCTGGCTGCACCCGGAGAAAAACAAGCTCGATAGCGATGAATTTGCGAAGCGTGTTATCGGAACCCTGACGAATAGTTGGGTTGCTGATAATGGCGAGGTCTGGGCTATTGCCCGGGTGTATGACGCTGAAGCCGCCGAAATTATGGCGACACGGCAGCTGAGTACCTCGCCAACCGTCACGTATAGCGAAGCGCAGGACTCAATCATCAAAATCGACGGTCAGCCTCTATTGGTGGAAGGTTCCCCGGTATTGCTCGACCACGTTGCAATTTGTGAACAGGGCGTATGGGACAAGCTCCTTGCCCCTACTGGTGTTAAATCTGATTCCATTCCAAACGAGGCTGAAAATATGGACAAAGAGGAATTGAAGGCCCTAATGCGTGAGTGCTTGGCAGACATGCAGAAAGAAAAGGCCGACTCCGATGCGAAAGAAAAAGCTGACGCTGAAGAGTGCGAAGCCAAAGAGAAGGCCGACGCGGAAGAGGCTGAATGCATGGCTAAAGAAAAGCATGCCAAAGAGAAGGCCGACGCGGAAGAGAAGGACGCGAAGGAAAAAGCTGATGCTGAAGCCAAAGCAAAGGCAGATGCCGACGCTAAAGAAGCGGAAGATAAGGCAGCCAAAGAAAAAGCTGACGCTGATATCCGCCGTGAGCTTGCTGAACTCAAATCACGCATTCCGACCGAGCTTTCCGATGCTGAACGCAATGAAGTTGCCGACGCGCAGGTTAAAGCAGACAGCGTGTTCTCTGCGTTTGGCAAGCGCGCCCCCGCACCTCTGTCAGGCGAAAAACCCCTGTCGTACCGTCGCCGCCTGCTGGTGCAGTTGCAGGAACATTCACCTGATTTCAAATCGGTGGACCTGTCCTCGATCGCCGACGCTGCGCTGCTCGGTTTCGCTGAGAAGCAGATTTACGCTGATGCTCAGTCTGCGGCAAGCCTGACCGTTGGCCCCGGCATGTTGCGCGAAATTAAACGCGCCGATGCAACCGGACGTCAGATCAGTACCTTTGAAGGCGATCCGGCGGCAACGTGGGCGCCTTTCCAGTCTGGCAAACGCCAGGTAACCAGCTTCAACAACCAGGCTTAACGGGAGCTATAAAGCATGGCTAATTTATCTCTTAACCCGATGCAGACCACCAACGCGGCGGGTTCATTCGGCGTTCAGTCGGACGGCTACATTCAGGGCGTGGCTCTGGATGACCCGGCCAACCGTTTTAACCTGGCTGCTGGTACAGTGGCCGCAAGCGAAACCAAACCTCTGTGGGGTGGACTGCCGGTTGCTGAGTTGCTCCCCGGCACCCAGTCAAGCCCTCGCGGTTCCAGCATCCGCCGCGCTGTTTCTGTGGCTGAGCTTGAAGGCTTCACCGTCTTTAACCAGGCGCACAATGGCCTGACCACACCGCAGTCTCCGGTTCCGCTGTACGCGTCTGGCATGAGCGTTTCTTACTATCGCCTTGGCTCCAATATGCGCGTGCCGCTGAAAGCGTCCGCTCAGGTAGTGGCGCTGGGCACCGCTGGTGCGTCGGTGAAAACTCCCCTGGCCTGGGATTTCGTCAACAACCAGATCACCACTGCTGCCGCAGCGGGCTTTGCTGGCGCTGATATCGCAACCACCGCAGTTACCTATGCGGGTGGAGTGGCAACGGCAACCACCGCATCCGCGCACGGTCTGAGTGCGGGTCAGTACGTGAAAATCAGCGGCGTCGCGCCTGCTGCGTATAACGGCACCGTGGTTGTCCTGTCCGTTCCGTCATCCACCACCTTTACCTATGCGCCTGTTTCAGCGCCTGGCGGTTCCGCTACCACTCAGGGAACTATCGGCGCGGTTGCTGCGGCAGACATCACCCTGCCGGTTAAGGTGCTCGCCATTGAATCCGGGAATTCCAAGACTGTTTCTTACAACAGCACTACTGGCTTCCTGACCTGGAACAACACCGACAGCTGCGCGCTGGTCTTACTCTAATCGGGAGCTGAATTAAATGGCTGCAATTACCCCCAGCTACACTATCGTCAATCCGTCGTACATCGCGCCGGAGATGATCATTGGTTACCAGCAGGCATCAGGTGCGTTTGAGACCATTGCCAGCGGTAACCCGCAGGTGCGCCTCGGTGTAGGCGACCAGTATGTTTACATGCGCCGCCTGGACATCCGCACTCAGGTTGCGACAAGCCAGTCCGGCAACGCTAACCAGTTGCCAAGTGTGGCAATGGAAGCGCGCATGATTTCCACTCCAACCTACCTGTTCCGCTGCCGTGGCATTTACGACCATCACGATCTGGCCGCCGCCGGTAACTGGAACTTCGCGCTGCCGGAAGCCCAGCGCCTTGGTATGCGCCAGGGTATCTTCCAGCAACTGCGATCTTCACTGCTGTTTGGCATGAACCCGGCAGGTGGTGAGGGACTGCTGAATACCGCAGGCGCAACCACCGAGACGCTGCCAGCGGACACGGACGGCAACACGACCGTACTGACCTACGATCACGGTCAGATGGCTGTGTACCTTCAGGGGCATGTTTTGGGAGCAATGACCAGAACCATGCAGTTAGGTCGCCAACTGCGCGTCGTCATCCTCGGGCCTCAGCGTGTTTTAGGTGCGATGGAAATCCAACAAACAGTACAACTTACCTCTTATCAGCGCCCTGGTGGCGGTACCAACACTGTTGCTGGAACTGTTAAGGATATTCTGAAAGGCGCGAATGTCCAGGTTGACTGGGTATACGACGATACGCTGATTGGCGCTGGTGCTGGTGGTACCGATGCTGTGATCATCACTATCCCGGAAGTGGAAGTTCCGATGGTTAACTCCACGGTGAACACCAACGAATTCGCGAAACTGACGCCGTCACTGGCTGCGAACGCGCTGATGTTCTGCGACATGGCCGCGCCGCGCGAAATCCCGACGCCGATTGCTGGTGGCGCGATCGACGTGCTGTCTGAAATGCGCTCAACTTCAGGCTGGGCGGTTCGTCCGGAAGCCATCACTATCCTGTCGATGGCGTACAACTAACCATCGTTTGTTCAGCAAACTGGCCTCTGCACGGGTAACCTCGCAGAGGCTTTTTTATGAGAGAAGCCGATGAAACTCTTTATCGCCAATACCACCAAACAACGCCATATCTTCACGTTCCGTGTACTTGAGACCGGTCGCCTGCGTCAGATTCCTATTGAACACGGCTCGCAAATGGCTGTTCTCGACGGCAGCACGGATGAGATTGAAGCGGTGATCAAACATCATCAGGTGTATGGCCTGATTGATGCTTCCAAAATCGACCAGAGTCGCCAGTTTGTTGGCCTTTGCTACAGCATCGATAAGCCAGTCTCCGCGAACATCATCGAAAAGACGATTCGCGACAATGACGACCATCTTACGCGCAACGCGCACAATCGCCGCCAGGCATCCGTTGCCGCGCTGGATACCTCCCTGCGTGAAAGCGGGATCGGCTATGACGGTGAAATGGAATTTAGCGCCGAACAGGCGAAAGGTCGTGATGAAACTGACGACACGCCAACCGTTAATGAAAAAATCGTAACCGAGAAACGGGGCAAAAAATGACAACCAGCCTGTCGGGATTTATCGAATTCGTTCGTGCTGACATGGGCATCACCCCTAATCAGGTTCCCGACAACTCGCCGTCATTCACCCTGGCTTACGGCGGCGCGGTTGAGTGGGTAAACCGTGATATTGAACTGGTGATGCCTAACCTGTATGCGGTTGCTGTTTACAACCTTTCCGCTTCCTTTCTGGTCAACTACGGGACAGAGAGCGCTTTCACTGAGTTTCGCAAAGCGATGGGGCTGAACAATATCGCTACTGGCGTGATTACGGGTGCCGGGGATAACTCAACCAGCGCCCAGCGGCTTGTCCCTGACTTCTTCAAAGACCTTTCGCTGGCAGACCTTCAGATGCTTCAGGACCCGTGGGGGCGTCGCTACCTGATGATTGCTCAGCAGTTCGGGAGTCTCTGGGGGTTGTCATGATCACCCTGCATCTTGGCGTTATCGACATCCCTTACGAGGGAGAGGGAGCCACAACCGGGGATGTGGCTGAACGGCTTGAGGAAAAGTACCGGATTATGCAGACGTTCTTTGATCGCTACGGGAACGAAATTGCAGATCTGATGAGCAAAGACCTTGCCGCAAATCTCGAAAACATGCTGGCAGGCGCGCCGCCATCAAGGGACCCGCTGGCGGAATCCATGTCACGCGTTCACGACCTGTTTGTGGGTTTTCTGGATAACGAAGAGATGAATGGCATGCCTGGCGTTCCAACGCGTCGCGCGCTGCTTGGCATTTCGAAGCGCTTTAAAAACAAGAAAGGTGATCCGCGCCCTTCATTCATCGATACCGGAACCTATCAGGCGGCCATGCGTAGCTGGGTAAGTGGAGTGTTAAATGCCTTCTCTGAGTGAGTTACAACAAACGGCAAAAACGGAACTTAACGCCACACTGACGCAGGGTCTGGACGACCTGAGCCAGTATCAGATAGTCACATTCACGAAGTACGTCCGAAAAGTTTTGCCGCTGGATGGGTTTGTCTTCTGGGTAAAAGCGTCGATTGTTTCTGATGATCCGAATCCTGACCCGGACACAGTTGATGTAAAAGGCTACCTTCACCTGACGACGGAGAGTATCCAGGATGATGAACAACTTTATGACCGAAACGTCGTCACCCTTACTGCGCAGTCGGATATCGACCCGTTTAATGATATCGGGCCGGACGTGCTCTACATCGGCGAGTTTTACGGCATCCAGTTTTCTTTCTCACGCCGTACCGGGCTGAATGAGCCAGCGAACCTGTATCACTACACGGGTGAGGCTGTGTATCCGCATATGCGCTCGCAGATCATTAACTCTGCGGACGATATTGACTTGAGCGACGTTGTTGTATCCAGTTCGCTCCCGGTATGGCTGGGGCTGAATCAGTACATGCCGATGTTTCCGGCGATGCTATCAACGCAAAACCTGTCGCCACCGTTCGCGACAATCAGGTGCAGCAACGTAACGCCTATTGCCGGTTCGTTTTATATCGATGAGCGTGACAACCAGTATCAACTGGTTTCTGAGGATGTGACGATTTCGATTACCGGCCTGCGCAACGCAGCCGTTGAAGATTTCCTGCGGTACGTCCAGCAGTACACGCTACGTGACGACGCGGAAATGGGCGTGATGAACATCCCGGTTGTTCAGGATGAGCGCGTTACCCAAAACGAACTGAACGTCATTGCCATGCGCAAGACCATCAAATTCAAAATCAATTATTACCAGCAACGGATGCGTGATGTATCCCGTGGGCTGATCCTGTCTGCAATCCCGTCCATTTATCCGGAGAAATAATTAAATGGCAATTGTTAACATCAACGTGTCGGTAACCAATCCGCCGAAGCCGTCGCAACTGCTTAAAAGCGGAGCGATGATCTCCGTGGGCGGGACAACGCTTAACCCCGGCGAGTCAACGCTACTTACTTCTAAATCAGACCTTGCAACAGTGCAGGCGTCAGCGAAAACCATCGCCTCGATTGCGTGGGCGAGCAATCTGGTTACGGTCACGCTTTCCGCTCCGCACGGATGGACTATCGGACAGGCAATCCCGGTCGTTGTATCTGGCGTCTCGCCTGCCGGGTATAACGGTGCATTTACGGCCACTGCAACCAGCGCCACAGCGTTTACATATCCTCTCACTGGTGATCCGGGTACGGCAACGACCATGGGTATCGTTAAGACGGTGGCGGCGATCGAACTAACCCAGATGAACAACACATACTGGGCTCAGGGAACGAATCGCGCCGTATACGTGCTTGAACTGGGTAATTTGTCGCAGGTTGATGCGGTGGCAGCGCTGTCCACGTTTATTGACCAGGATATTTCACTGGGGAACACTTACCAGAAATTCTTTTCTTATCTGGTGCCGCGTGAGTGGGATTCTGAAGCGACATTCAAAACTCTTACCGGGCAGTACACCTCCCCGGGATCGCTGGTTTACTTCTTTGTCACAACCACGATTGCAACATATCAGTCCTGGGTGGCAACCAAAAATAAATCTGTATTCGCAGGCGTAGAGGCGCCAGACCTTCCGGCTACTGAGTTTTCCATGGCAGCGGCGTTTCAGTCGGCTTTATCTAATGATCCGGGATCATCGAATATGGTCCCGCCGATGGCATTCCGATTTATGTACGGCGCAACTGAATATCCGGTTGAGAATAACGGCACCCTGCTTAAAACGCTTCAGGACAATAACATCAACTACATTGGTTCCTCGGCTGAAGGTGGCCTGAGCAATAAGATGCTGGTGGCTGGCCATATGCTGGACGGACAGCCGTTTAACTACTGGTATGCGGTGGCATGGGCGGCCATCAATCTTGAACTGGACCTGGCTAACGAAGTTATCAACGGGTCTAACACCACCACCAACCCACTGTATTACGAACAGAACGGCATCGATCGCCTGCAAAATCGAGCGCTTAAGACGTTGCGCAATGGCATTAGTTACGGCCTTATTCTGGGTCGCGTTATCGGCACAAAACTTATTCAGACTGATTTCAATACTGAATATGAAAAGGGCACTTACGCTGGTAACGCCGTAATCAACGCAGTCCCGTTTGCAAACTACTCCAGCCTTAACCCGTCTGATTATCAGGATGGGAAATACAACGGCCTGAGCGCTGTTATCACGCCGCGTCGTGGTTTCGAATCCATCACGTTTAACCTGAACGTCACCAATTTTGTAGGGGCATAAAATGGCAAACCCATTAGTACCGCAGGGATTCCTCAACCGCGTCCGTGGCGCGGTTTCTGTCACCGATGTTCCGGCCCTGAACGTCACCGCGTCGTATCTAGGCAAAGACGGTATCAGCATCCGCCCGGAAGGTCCGGCCACGGATATTATTGACACCATGACTGGGACCGTGGGAAGTCAGGTTCCCTATCAGAAGGTTACTCTTACCGTTCACATGCTCAGAACTCAGGGACTTGGCTCAAGTTATCAACAGCGCTTTACGACCGATACAGCGCTGGGTGAAGTGGTTGTAACCCCGGACGCCACCACGTTTGGCAACTTCACGCTCCTTAACTGCTACCTGATTAACTTCAACGAAATGCCGTTTAACGGTATGGATGCCGGATATGTGGTAACCATCAGCGGCTACCTCATCACTAACGACAACATGTGGATTTAACCGTGAAAATCGATAAAAAACTTAATCTGGTTTGTACGGTCAGCCGTGATGACGGAACTCTGGTATACGTCCATACGTCACCGTTTCCTTATGAGGTTGTGGAAGAGCATTGCCTGATGCTCGGCAGCCTGTTTACCAGCTTTATCGCGCAGGTTGGCGGTCTCGGAGCGGCGCGCGTGGCCGCCATGATGCTTCGCAAGAAAATCAAACAGGAGCAGGCCGTCACCGGCCAGACCGGGCCGAATATTGTTGATGAAATCCAGCGACAAACCACTGTGATTTTTAATGATAACGGGCAATGGAAATCCTCCCCGTTAGAAACGGCGATGAAGCTGGGCATCCTCTCCGCAGATGAGTTTCGTGAGGTGGAAGGCGAAATCGTTTTTTTTATGGTTTCCTCTGCCATTCAGAAACCGGAACTCATCAAACCGACGGTGGGGAGCGTGATCGGTATGTTCGGTGGTCAGTTAACCTTATCGAGCGCTACGGAGTGGCGCGATTCTTTATCGACGTCGAAAACGGATACCGATACCCCGAACCAGAATGCCCCGCAGGAAACGTCGTTTATACCCTCCTAGACTGGGCGTCAGGTGAGGGTTTCAGGCATGTCATACGGGAAATAGCTGGCGAGGAATTTGCCAGCCCATCCCAGTATCGTCAGCGCTTTATTCTCTCCGCACTAAAGGAAAGGGGCTATTTCAATGGCAGCTAAATCCATTATTGAAATCGACGTAAATGACGAAAAGTTTTTGTCGTTTATGGAAAAGTTCAATGAGTACCAGGCTGCTCTGGATGATCTCCCGGAAGCGTGGCGGGCGTCTGCACAGGGTATCAGTGACAACGCCCGTGAAACATCAAAGGCCTCTGATGAGGCTGGCGGAATGGCTAAAGCGTTCTCTGATGGCGTTGATGCGCTGAACGCGATGGTGAATAACCTCGATCGCATCAACGGCAATCTGGAGGATGCTAACAAACGCCAGGAAGACCTGAACAAAAAAACATCCGGGTCAGCAGGTATTTTTGGAAAGCTGAAAAAGGACTCGAAAGAGTTTGCAGGCCACATCAAAGATGCCACGGTTAATTTATTGTCATGGGGCGGAATTGTTGGGCTGTTTACTGGTGTGCTTGGCGCTGGTGGGTTGTTTGGCTTAAATCGCCTGGCTTCAACAGCCAGCGCTCAACGTTTTACATCTATGGGGCTGAATACCACCATAGGTGCCCTGGACTCGACCGCAATTAACTTCCAGCGGGCCGTGGCTAACCCGACGGCTACGCTGGGGGCAATTCGTGACACCCAGGCTGACTTATCCCAGCGCTGGAAGTTCCAGGCGATGGGGATTAATAACGCCGACCGCTCGCCGGACCAGTTACTGCCGGAGATGATCCGTGCGGCCCGTGATATTTTCAAACAGACCGGCGGCACGTTGCAGGGCGCTAATGCCTACGGTCTGACCAGCTTCTTCAGCATCGATGATCTGAACCGCTTTAAAAATATGAGCGACGCAGAAATTGAGGCGATGGAGAAGCGAGCCAAGCGTGATGCGCAGTTATTACAGATAACTGATGAGCAGGCGCGGCAGTGGCAGGACTTCAACATTCAGCTCGACTACAGCAGCCAGAGCATTAAAAACACTTTCATCCGTGGACTTGGACCGCTGACACCGGGGCTGACGAAATTGTCCGATGCGCTGTCGGGTGCGATCGATACCGTTATGCGCTCGCCAGAGTTGGGTAAATGGATTGACGGGCTTGCTGGAGGAATACAGCGGTTTGGCAACTATCTTGCCTCTCCTGAGTTTAAAAATGATGTCGAAGATTTTATGTCCGGGCTCAAAAAGCTGGGACAAACAATCGGAAGAATCATTGACCTGGCAACCGGGAAGATAACGGCGACAGAGTTTTTTTCCGGCTCATCATCCATTCTCAGTAATGAGACGGTTAAAGACCCGAACGGCGGTCCGGATTACGTCAAAGGCAGTGAGAGTGATCCTAATGTGTGGGGATGGCTGAAGTGGGGTAAACAGGCTTCAGGTGTAGCACCAACCCAATATGACCAGTATTTCGAAGAGGCCGCCAAAAAAGAGGGGGTTGATGCTAAATGGTTGAAAGCCGTTGCGGGTGCCGAGTCGTCATTTGATAAAAATGCCGTAAGTAAGGCGGGCGCTAAAGGATTGATGCAGGTAATGCCTTATAACTTCCTGCCCGGAGAAGACCCGTTTAACGCTCGTGACAATATCATGGCGGGCGCAAGGGTTATGTCATGGGCTAAGCAACAGGCTGGTGGTGATTTAGAAGAGATGTTGCGCTGGTATAACGGTGGGAAAAACAGAGGCAGCAAAGAAAATATTGAATATCCGGGGCGTGTTTACGAGCACTATATATCTATGTATGGGAATCCAAATTCCCAGCGTGCAGATGCAAACATAACCGATCCAATACCACGTCATGACAATAAAATTATAGAGACCGGGGCATCAGGTAAGGTCAGGGATGAATATGCAGCCATTTATGGCGCAAACAAAAAACATGATGATCCACAACAATCTCAAACATCAGAAATCGCCAGGAATACGGCGAAAACCAACCAACTCCTACAGCAGTCCATTGAAAGCAGCAGAAGCTCCGGCGGCGGTAGTGTAATTGTTTATAACAATACTGGCGGCAATGCTGTTGTATCGGGTGCACAACTCGGAGCACGGTAATAATGGGATTCACACGCGAAATGTATAAGCTGGGGTTTGAAATATCCCCGGTCATCCTTTGCGACGGCATTGCTCAGACAATACCTGGTGGCATGCTTCCGATCGTAGCCCTGACCCAAAGCGCCAGTTTTGTAACTGGCCTTTTGGGCGGTGCAATCAACCTAACCGATCTGGATAAGTATTTTTGTCACTGGAAACCAGCGCAGGGCTCGACGCTTATTGATTACGACATTGCCCGCTACCCTTTCGCTAACCAGGTTGTGGCCGCTAATGCGCTACTGGCTCAACCGTTGCGCGTTTCACTGGTTATGGAAGCGCCGGTAAACGAAAACACTGGTGCCATGACAAAGCTGGTTACCATCAGTGCGCTGCAATCCGTCCTTCAGGCCCATGCAAATCTCGGTGGAACATTCATCGTTGCCACTCCTTCAGTTATCTATAACAGATGCATATTGCGCACCGTGAAGGATGTCACCGGCGGCAATGATGCATTACCGCAACGGACGTGGATGTGGGACTTTGAGCAGCCGCTGATTACCGAAGCCAACGCCAAACAGGCGGTTAACAACTTCCTGAATAAGATTGGCGCTGGAGACGTGGTAACCGAGCCATCATGGACAAACACGGTCAATGCTCTGGGCAACACCTCTCTTGGTGGTTCTGTTTCAGAGGCTATAACGGGCCTTCTTGGCAAACTTGGAATAGGCGCATGACAACTCAATACTTCCCATTCTCAGGCAATGAGCGGCAAAGCATAGCTTTTACGCCTGTTCTGGATGGCGCAGTTTATAACTGCCACATTAAATGGAATATTGCCGCTCAGCGTTGGTATTTGTTTATTACTGATAATTCAGAAAATGCAATTATTAACACAGCCTTGGTTGGATCGCCTGCCGCTGGTGGTATTAATCTCATCTCTGGTGTTTTCAGATTCACAACTATGTACTGGCGGGAAAAGAACGGGCAAATTGAGGTAATAAGTTAATGCGATACTACGATATCCAGATATTTTCTCAGGCCGAAGGTGATAAGCCAGAAAAACTAATTCAGCGCCACTCAAGCCATAAGGATGGAGTTTATAATCCCGGCGCACTAATGATTGAATTCGATATCCTCAGGTTTGGTGAGTCAACCCCACAGGGTGAAACGCACCTCACTATATGGGGTATTGGGCCGAAAGAAATGCAGCAGGCCAGACAGGACCTTTTCGGCAAAAGAATAAAAATCTTTCTCGGTATGAAGCAAGGTTTACCACTGGCGGGGAAGTTAAAAGCGCCAGGACTGGTACTGGATGGAACGATTAACCAAGTTTTTGGTAACTGGCAGGGCACGGATTTAAGGCTGGATTTTGTGATTGTAACCGGCCCTGTATCATTAAAACCCGATGAGAAACCGGCTCCACTGCCGTTAACGTTTGACTGGAAAGTTGGGCAAAAACTGTCTGTCGCCTTAACTAACTGCTTCCAGTTAATAGGCGGTTATACATTTAATATTAATATTAGTGATCGGCTGGTTTTGAATCATTACAGAGGGTTGTTTTGTCGCGATATAGTTTCTCTGGCAAAGGACCTTAATGCCTTTTCTCGCTCATGGATTAAGGACTCAGGTTACACTGGTGTTGAAATAGCCATAGTTAACGGCAATCAAATTCGAGTCTGGGATAATGATGTCAATTACCATCCTGAAGGTTCAGAAGTTACAAGTATAACCGAGTTGAATTTTACTGATTTAATCGGTCAGCCGACATGGGTAGCTTTTAAAACCATTAGCCTTATGTGTGTTATGCGCAGTGATATTCAGGTTGGTGACCATATAAGCATGCCTAAAAAAACCGCCCCAGTAATAAGAGCGTCATCATATTCTCAGTATCGAGAAGATTCCGCTTTTACAGGTGAGTTTGTTGTTAGTTCGGTGCGTCTTATTGGTAATAGTCGGCAGCCAACTGCCGATGCGTGGGTAACAATTATTGAGGCATATCCATTTGTTAAGGCTGGTGGATAATGAGCATCGATCAAAAGCTTAATTTCGGCAGCAGCATGAATCGGTTTGCTGAAAGAAAGGTCGAAGATGCCCTGCAAAAGGCGGGTAAGGTGCTTCCGGCCAGCGTGGTCAAACAGGACGGAAACATGATCACGGTGGCCTTTGAGTTGCGCGATATCCCTTATGTGCTTCCTCAGGTCACCATCCCGCTGTTTGGTCCTCAGTACATCCGATATCCCATGCAGCCAGGCGACAAAGGCATTGTTATCCCGGCGGATACCTATCTTGGTGGGGTTAGCGGACAGGGTGGCGGTATTGCCGACCTGACGCCACCGGCGAACCTCAGCGCGCTGGTGTTCCTGCCGATCAGTAATACCGAGTGGGAAGGTGTCGACGGCCAGGTGGTGACCATTTACGGGCCTGAGGGTGTCACCATCCGGGATGCGGGCAGCAACACAACGTTTCTTCTCACCCCTGACAGTGTAACCATCGTCACGCCTGGCCAGTTTAAAATTACCGTTGGATCGACCATTTTCACGCTGACAAATGGCATGTGGAGCCTGACCGGGCAGTCCGGGAAACTGGAGGACGGAACAGCCAGTACCAGCCCGGCAATCATGCATGCTGGATGGGCTTCTCTCGTCGCATGGTGCAACAGTCATGTGCACACTAACGGGAACGGCGGTGGCAATACAGGGGCAACAACAACACCATTTAACGGGAATATCACCGAATGAGAACCTACGGCAGAAATTCAGACGGTAAGTGGACACTGGTCGAAACGGATGAAAATGGGTTCAACGACGCAGTTCATCTGACAACGCTGGTACAAAACCTGAAACTGGCACCGCAGGAATCGCCATTCTTTGCCAATAATGGCATCCCGGCGAACGGATCGGTAATACAGCAAGTTTTACCGACATATTATGTTAACCGACTGCAACAGCAGTTCAGTCCCTATTTCTCATCGCTGCAAATCGCGTTAGTCAGTGATGATCCGCCTGTTTACAACATATCGGCGATAACTAACGCCGGTTCGAAAATTATTGCCACGGTGAATGTATGAGTGATTTATCGGTTAGCTATACAGCTGCTGGCCCGGTACCGCAAACCCCCGAAAGCCTGCGTGAGCAACTGGTGTCACTGGCGTTGCAGCTGTCGCCAGGCATCACCACCGAGTTACCTGGCTCACTGATTGAAGATATCGTGAGTACAGACGTTGGCGCGCTGCTGATCTGCGATCAGGCCAGAGTTGACCTGATTAACTCTGTTGGCCCGCTAAAAGCCAACATGTACATGCTGAACCTGTTAGCTCAGCAATCTGGTATCGCACCACAGAAAACCCAGGGTTCAACTACCGTATCGGTGCAGTTTACCGGGCCTGCTGGTTTCTCCGTTCCACAGGGTTTTATGGTGTCTGATGGTACATATAACTATACGCTGAATGACGCGACTATCATTCCGATATCGGAAGTATCAGCGCAGGCGACATGTACGGCCACTATTACCGGATCGTGGGCGGTTCCGGTTGGGACCGTCAACCAGATAATCACCAGCGTTCCTGATGATATTACCCTTACCTGCAACAACCCGGTAGCGGGCGTCCCGGGTCTGGAACCTGAAACCAACTACCAGTTTCGCGATCGGGTCTGGGAAGCACAGATGTCCACCGTTCAGGGCTATCCTGGGTTTATACGTCAGAAACTCACGGATGTTAGTGGTGTTCAGGCGCGACTGGTGTCAGTGGTACAGGACGGTAATAGCTGGATCATCATGTGTGGCGGCGGCGACATTTATGAAATGGCCGGAGCTATTTTTAAGTCCGCCGGTGACATCAGCAGGCTGAAAGGAACAACGGTTGACGTTACGGGCATCACCAACGCCAATCCGGGCGTTGTAACGACAGGCATCACCCACGGACTTACCACTGGGCAGGTGATTAATATTACTGGCGTAAATGGCATGGCCGGGATTAATGATGTTCCGTTAACGGCAACAGTTCTTAGCCCTAATACGTTTTCAATAGGAATAAACACCACGGCGGCAGGTCCATGGACAGGTGGCGGAGAAGTCACGCCTAATGTCAGAAACAATGTTGTGACGATTAACGACTGGCCGGACAGTTATCTCATTCCGTTTGTTATTCCATTACAGCAGCAGGTGACGGTACGGTTTGAGTGGGGTACTGAAGGCGCAAATTATCTCACCGACGCCACGGTGGCAACACTCGTTTCAGCACCTGTTATCCAGTACATAAATGGTATTTATGCCGGAAAACCACTTAATATTAACAACCTGAAAGACACTTTTCTTCAGTCTGTTAATTCGGTTCTCGATATGAGCTTAATTACAAAACTGAATGTGGTTGTGACGGTTAACGGGGCTATCACTGGCGTTGACCCAAACACAAATATCATCAGTGGCGATCCGTTCAGTTATTTTTATATTGCGTCGGATGGCGTAACCGTTGACGGAGCATGAAATGCTTGAGGATATTATCCGTTCGTACCTGTACACGCAGTACAATGATGATGACAATATCCGGGCTTTCGTGACTGCGTATAACACGATGGCAAAAAACGTCTATGACTGGATGAAAAATGCGAATCTGCCAATATTCGTGGGCGGATACAACGCAGGAGACCAGCTTAGATGGATAGCCAGGGGAATTTACGGCGTTAAACCGCCTGTGTTGTCGAGTGGACGCCAGATAGTTATTGGGCCGTTTAATACAGTCATGTTCAACCGTGCGCCCTTCAACTCACGCATCGTGATTAATCAGTCTGAACAAGTCGTTGTTTCTGACGACCTGTTTAAAAGGATAATGACGTGGAACTTTTATAAGGGCGATGGCTTCACTTTCACGATCCCCTGGCTGAAACGGCGCATTATCCGCTTCCTTACGGGCGTTGACGGTGTTGATGTTGCTAATGATCAGCACTGGAGTATTTCCGTACTGTTCTCCAGTGGCGGGGCAAGCATTTCCATCATTAAAGGTTTCAGGAAGTTGACAGATTCATCGATTTATAACACGCAGCCATTCAACAGCCGGGCATACAACCAGAAAACCAGTGTACTCATCAAAAGCAATGAGTACGAATACGCGTCGCTGTTCAAGCAGGCTTTTGACAGTGGTCTGCTTCACATGCCATTTTATCAGCCTGTAACGGTTACTATCGTTGGCTGAGTCTATTTTTCATCTGATAGTTTATATCCGGCGTCAACCATTTTAATAAACACAGGCTTAAACCAGGAGTAGTCAACCTCTGATATTCCTGTTTTTGTATATATCTGCTCAAGTAAATAGTCACTGTAAGTGCTTTTTTCAATTCCGTCATTGGATGCCCTGAAGGCTAATACGCACGCGTTTGAAAACATTTTTACCTGGTTCATTTTTGTTGTTGGGCTAATAATTTCAAAAGACTGAGGTTTAACTTTTCTTGTCTCGCTAATTGCGTCAATGTAACTTCTTTCGTAATTATTTTGTTCTTCGCCTGCTACTTTTGTGCAATCTCTTACTATGGTTTTCTCTGTGGAGGAGATTGCCTTGCCGGATATTGAAGCAACAAGCACAAAAATCATCGTTTTGAGTAATTTAATCTTCATATTGCACCCTTAATTTGACGTCACATGTAGTACAGATTGATTTTTTATTTTCACTCAAATTCCTTAGTTTTAACACTCTACCACGGAATTATTACGGCGTAGAGCATGACCATCATAAACCTCGTCTCGGCGGGGTTTTTGTTGCCCGTAATCCTGGAGGATAAATGGCACTCACTCTTTTAGCCGCTAACAACGCCCAGACTGTTCTGGCGGCGGGAATCAGCTCATCAGCTACATCGATCACCGTTAATACCGGGACAGGTGCATTGTTTCCTGCCCCGGTATCCGGCACCAGTTACTTCAAACTTACTCTCGTTGATTCCGCGACGGGCTCCCTCTCCGAGATAGTTCATGTCACGGATCGGGCTGGTGATGTGATGACAATTCAGCGGGCTCAGGAGGGGACGGTTGCCAGAGCGTGGTCTGCTAACGATCTGGTTGCTAACATGATGACCGCCGGGTCATTTGCGCTGCTACTGCAAAAACAGAACAATCTTTCTGATCTTGAAAACCCCGCTACGGGGCGTACCAATCTTGGGTTTGATGCGCTGGGGATTGGTGTTACTGCAATAACATCTTTGACATCATTCGACTGGCAGCAGGCTGACTTAATATCATCGGCTGTTTATCTTGTTAGCTCAACTAACGTAATAAACATGCCACCAGAAATAAGCTATACAGCAGGAACTGGACTTTTTATCCGGGTTGAAGGCTCAACAGCAGCAGGGCGAATGGCAGTCAGGTTAATCCCTGACACCACCACAAACAGTAACTTTAACGTCTATATCGTCACAATTACAGGTGCCAAAGGATCGCGTGTTTTCACAGTTAGGAAAGAGTTTAACAATGCCAATGTTATTGGTACCGGTAACGGCGGAACCGGCGCAACGACACCAGAAGGCGCGATTCAAAATCTTCTGATTCGTGAAAATCTCAGCGGTATTGTCGGCGACACCCGTAACGCCAGAATGAACGTGACTGCTGCGTCAGCTACAGCAACATTTACCGCAGATTCCGTTATCGTTGAGGACAGTTCTGGCCGTCAATATCGCGTGAAGGCGTTCAGCGCCAACATTAACCTGGCGATCAGCGGCGCTGGCGGGATGGACACAGGAACTGTGCCAACCACCGGATTTATTGCGCTGTATGCAATTTACAATCCGACAAATGGCAATAAAGCGTTACTGGCAGTCAACGCGACGTCTGCAGCCGTTCCTGAGATTTACGGCGGTGCGAATATGCCGTCAGGCTACACAGCATCAGCACTGGTGAGTGTCTGGCCGGTAGCGACTTCTAAATTCATCATCGGGTTTCAGCAGGGAAGGAAGCTTGGTGTGCAGCTTGTTTCCACGATGACAACTACCACAACGACTAGCGGATACCAGCCGTTTTCTATCGCTTCGATTATCCCACTTAACGCAAAAGCATGGTCGGGCGCAATAAACATTTCCGGCACTGCGTCAGTAGTTGGCACTATTTCCGCAGATTCAGGAGGTATCGATGCAGCTCGTGTTACTTCGACAGGCGCTGGCGGAACAGCAGTGGCAACCTGTTCACCGTTTCGTAACGTCTCTATCATTACAAGCCAGACTGCGTATTACTTCTTCACAGCTGGCGGATCGCCTGCCCTAAACGTCTATTTTTCTGGATATATATTCTAAGGACGCAACATGTCGAAAATTCACGTGGTTTTATCCGATGACGGCCAACGGGTAGTCGGCTGGTTTGCATCGCCACAGGTTAATTCAATTGAAATTGAAACTTACGATCCACGATACCTTCAGTTTTACGAATCACTGCCTGAAGATTTTAGGGATTCGATTCCAAAGCCAACATCGTGGCCAGAACCAGATCCAGAACAAGAATAAACAAATACCGCCCTTATTGGGCGGTGTTTTTTATTGTCAAACTGTTAACGAATCGCTTTCCGTATTTTATTGCGCTATTTTCAATGTACTTATTTAGCAAGTAACAGATAATGAAAAGAATGAATATTACTTGAATGTCTACCGGAATTAATGGCAATTTAATTATTTTTAATGCATCTTTTAAAATGTTCCATAACCAGTTATGAAAAAGATAAACTGGATATGTAATTTCAGAAAGGATTATAACTCTGTTATCGAAGATAAAAAAACGCTTGAAGTAGCAGGACAGTGAAAAGACTGTTAAGCCATAAATGCCATAGCTAAACTCTTTCCAAAATGGATTATACAACTGCACTAAATCAAGATGTATATAAAACATGGCTCCAATATAGAAAATGGCTAATGGTATATATACCTCTTTATTGTCAATCAGGTAAATCAGTACACCTATAAACAAGAAATGCACATAAATAGAGACATATGCATAACTAAAGGTCTGGAAGGTAGGGAATGGGTTAGTTTTCCATACTGCTATAGAAGACATCATCAATACAGAAGCTAAAACATTACCATTAACATTGAGCCGTAAAAGCTTAACAACCCCCATATAAACATAAAACATCACTTCAAGTCTTAATGTCCACTCTACCCCGCCAAGTGCTGGTTGTAATCCATAGAAATCACCAAGGAGCAGTATTCTCGGTATTAAATCATGTATATCAGGTTGAATACCCTTGCCAAAATAAAGATAAATGCTTTCGCTTATAATTGCGACTACATATAATGGATAAATTCTGAAGAATCGCTTTATATAAAACTCAAGAGCATTTTCTTTTTTTAGTACATGAGTGATTATATATCCCGATATCATAAAGAATAGCACTACACCAAGAGCGCCACCCGCACAGATAGAGTAAATGACTTGACACGCCATCCTGATTGTTACGTGCAGTGAATCATCAAAACGATGATCCCTGACTAACGCACCATATTTATGACCAATCACTACCACGACAAAAGAAACGACGCGCAAATAATCCAGGAATAAAATTCTTTGATTTTTCATGTTCATTAATGCACCAAATTTTGATGGCTCAAAGTGTACCGCATGGGTGAGATGCCCGCACCTAACAATCACAAATGCATCATCATTGAGGTGCATTGATAGGCCGCTTCGTATTGATCTCCTTTCCGCTTAAAACTACTGTATACGTATACAGTGTAGGTAAGGAGGTCATTATGAGCGGGTTCCCGTCCCCGGCAACAGACTATGTTGAGTCACGGTTAACTCCGGAATCGATATGCGGCATTAATGCGAACAGTCTCGTTATTGAGACGTCTTCAGGCTATGCGGTTGTCGAAAAGGGTTCGCGGCCAAAAGCGGGCGAGTACGTTTTGGTCAGTTGGCTTGGCCGCAACTATTTTGCCAGGCCGGCGGGTAAAGCGTTAATCACGGAAGATGGGGAAGCGATAGAAGGCGAAGCTCTTGATGATGTGGAAGTGATAGGCGTGGTGACGTGGCTCGTTAACAGAACGCGGGATGATGAAGCGCCGGTGATGTGATCGATATGTGCGTGTGCCATCTTTGTGTCACGCACGTAAAATCATTATTCGTTGTCTTTCATCATGTGCCATCAACAATAGCAGTGTGAATGCGGTTGTGGCCTTTAAAAACAGTTAGTTAAATGTGGTGCTACTAATTCGTAATGCGAAGGTCGTAGGTTCGACTCCTATTATCGGCACTCACACATTAAAATCCTTATAAATCAATCGATTGCAGAGATTTTATCTCTCAATGTACGATCTTTTTATCAGTGATTCTTTCAGTAACAGTTGCCGCTGTGGTTAATAGTGGCAATTGGGATGTTAACTCATAGCGGCGTGTCGTTTCCAGGCTCAAACACGTACAAAGTGTGAACAGTCACATCGTTCCGCCAACAACTTGAAGCCGATGACGTTGCCAGCGTCTCTAATCCTTTCCCAGAACCCTTGTCAATGTGGCTCGCGCTTCGTGCGGCGCTCCATGATGCAACCTGCCGTGATGGCAGTGCAGCGAATAAACAGGCGTAATGTTGGGAAGACTAACCAGCTCGGGAAAGAGGCTGGCTCTGCCACGGTTTCAGCCACCGGATCACAACGGCTACCTGATAAGAAGCCATGACAAGGCGTCATCATTCCCGCGAGGGGATCATATCTACTGCGGAAGTCGCTTCGCTCCGCCTCTCCTTATGTGCCCAACACGGCACGTAATGGTCACTTATTGGGTGTCGAACTCGTTTTCAGTGACATTTTGCAGGTTTACTTATCAGTGAGCTTTTTTATAGCCTGCCTTTGTGGCCCAACGGCGGGCCGATCTGGAGGCAATCATGGCGAAGAATGTAGCAGCAATCAAACGCAACAACCGTAAGATCCACGCCCGTAAATTTCTGGCAACTCCAGAGGGTAAAGCCTGGCTTGTGAGAAAGCAGGAAGAAGAAGCAGAGATCAAATTAGCGCGAGCGGCTAACGCAATGTTTTAAGGCGACCACCAACGGGCATTAGGCTTGTATTGTCTAAAATCGGCGCACAGAGTATTTTGGTAGGACTAAATTAATGATGTTCGTGAGGATATGAATGGCGATCAATCGTCTGGTTTGCCAGTGTTTGGCTTTGTCTATTCTGGGGACTGCTGCTTTCGGAGTTCAGGCGGAGACTCAATCTTTCAAATGTGTTTACCCGAAATACAGTGATCACGAGGGTATTCATAATGCAAAAAATCCTATGGTCTTCTCGTTCATCATCGACACCAAGACGAACAAAGTGTACATGACTGGCAATGTTAGCTCTGTGGAGGTGACACCTGTCCCTAATGGGGTAAATGGAAACTCTTTCATAGAAACTACACCAGTCGGTAATGTTACGGTTACAACCGTGATGGCTAACGGCGAGTCGGTGCATAGCAGGAGTATGGTTTATCCTGATGGCATTTTAGCTTCTCAATACTACGGGACTTGCGCAGCCAACTAATCACCAGTGAAATGGCATTAGGGAAATAAAATAAATGGATCTCAGCGGCTATAGTTTCAAACAGCATCTTTCCGATCTACTTCTGCCAAATAGCGAGTTTTACTCCACTGTAAACCCTGCATACCTGAATTCTGGCGGTGTGTACGTTCTACGCAGTTTTAACGATGCAGGGCAAGCGCTCACTATACCGCGAGTGTTGGATGATGACCGGGACGGGATTTTGTACATTGGTATGGCTAAACTGTTCTGCCACCGTACAGGCGATCTGGCTCGCTCTTTCAGTTCTCAGTATCAGCAGAGTAAGCACCAGACCGGGCAGCGCTACTGGAGTGATGAACGATATCAGCAGCGTTATCCGTATGAACACCTGAAAATGTTTATGTGGATCAGCGATCATCCCGCGACGCTCGAACAATCATTCTTTCAAAGCTACCTTGCGAGATTTGGCGAGACTCCGCCACTTAATAGGATTTGAAAGAAAGGGGGCATCATGCCCCCTCGTATCATCCTCTCAAAGCCTGTAGCCACATCATTAACAGGTGTAGCTGGCTTCCTGTCATAGCAGGTATTCGGACGGTTCTACCGTTGCTTACGTTGCACAGCGCGAGCGCTAACCCCATAATGCTGCTGTTCGACATTCCTGACTCTCCGTTGGTTTTGTTGAATATGGCGCGGGCTGTCTACCGCCAAGCACTCAGCCTGCGCCGCCTTATCTACTGCCTGCCTTAGGTTCTTCGGTAGCAGATGCCGCTGTATAACCGTCCCGGCAAACGTCACCGTCTTCGTGTAGACCTGAACCACGGCCCCACACCAGACGAAGCTGGCGAGAGCTTCTTCCTTCTTCTTCCTCATCAAAATTTATCTCCAAACAAGGCGACGACTGACGCCGCCGTGATTCCAACAACGATGGCGATACACCACCATAAACCTGACCAGTCTGTTTTCTGCTGTGGTGCTGTCAGGTGACTTCTGAACCGCTCCCGATCTTCGTTCAATTGCGTACCTCATAGTGTTTGTTCTCAGTCTGAGTCCTCCGTGTCGAAGGTCTTCACGGACGGACAATGCTTGCTCCGCGTTACAAAGTTGAAGCTGTAAATGGAATTCTCGTAGCGGCATAAGGTTTTGCCGTTTGCTGTCTCCTCTTGTTCAGTGAGTTGCATCGTGATCCGGCCTGCGTGTGCCGCTAATGGCTGGCAGGCCAGTAGGGCCATTACTGTTAAAACCGTTGCTGATGGTGCTTTTGTTGTGCATTTTTTCATCATTACCATTCCTCCCCGAGAGAATATTCTCCCGCTAATGTGTCAGCCGTCTCCTGCGTGAACCCGATGTAAAACAGGGTCGAAGCCGGGTTGGCCTGGCCCAACAACTTTGTGATGTGCTCCAGCGGTGCGCCGTTCTCAAAGAGAATGCGGCCTTTGCTCTTGCGTGGTGTATGACTTCCCACATCCTGGAAACCTGCACGGCGTCCGCACTTGCCGTACTCCGTCAGCACTGCGTTGTGTGAAACTGGCTTACCCTTCGATCTCAGATCAGAAAGGCTGAATATGTAGTCACCGAATTTTGGGCGGTCTGCTGCTTCTTCCCGGCGAGCTTGGACTATGGAGCGCATAGCCGGGGTAATGGCGACCTTATGAATTTTCCCCGTCTTCTCCTGCTTTATAGAAAGATGCGTCTTACCCTCCGCGAACTGATCCCACGTCAATTTGACGGCGTCACCGAACCGAAGAGCGCTTTCAAATTGCATCGCCCAGAGGCAGCGAAACAGGTTCGTCTTTTTGTTCTTTGCTAACTCCGCGCTGACTGCTTTCACTTCGTCGGCGGTTTTCAACGCGACCATTGCGTTACCCATATTCTCCCCTTGCCGCCGTGCGGCTCTGAATCTTTCAATGGATGTATTTTTGATCAAAAACAGTAACATGGAAAGTGATTTAATTTAATGATCGCACAAAATGATCAAAAAGTGCACACGGGAATCGCACACGGAGAAATGCACGAAAAATGCACAAAAAAGATGCACACACGGGAGGTACACGCGAGAGATGCACACGCGGGAGATGTACGTGAAGGATCTACACGAAGGATCTACTCAGGGCTACCATGCGAGACAGGCAGGGCTATTTCCACGATTAAAACTGATTAAAATTGATTTAATCCGATTTAATTCGATTTAATTTGAACCGGAAAATAAGTGTAACTATTTGATAGTTATGGGTTTTATTGGGGGTTTTGACTTTTATTTATTTTTTATTGGCATTAACGGGCCTTAACGGGTCTTAATTGGCAGTAAATGCCTTCCCCCGCCGGGGAGGAACACCAACAAGGGGCCATGCCTGAGGCTGGCAGGCCGGGAAATATCCTGGTGACTCAATGTCTGACGTGCTTGACGTGTGAGCACACCGCCCCCGCCGGGAGGGAATCTAAAGAGGCCGTCTCTTGTGTGTCTCGTTCACGAAAATATCCTTGCACATCAACAGATGTGCTTGACGTATGAGCACACCCCGCGAGAAAAGTCAACCTTCTTTCGCAAATATCTTACTGGTCAGGTTATCGAGTCCCGCCCGAGTCCCGAGCACCAGATCAGAGAAGTGAATAAACCTTGCCTGATCCTGCATAAACGATGCATATAAAGGCTGTCTGATGATGTGAGCAGGCTCATCTACGTATTATCAACCACTTGGAGAGTGGAGACTATAAGTCTTCACTTTCACGGCTTCACTTTTCCCTCTGCCCTATGGGCCAATTTTCCCCACCAACATGACGGGCGATATGGCCCGGTTCCCGGCCCTGGTCTTTAACTCATCCCACAACATTTCCGGCCTCAACCCTTCCACCATCCGGCAACCCTTACCACGCTTCACCAGAAACCCTTAGCGGCGTTTGCCGTCACGATCTGAATCACGATAACCGCAATCACAGCGCCCTCCAGAACGCGTCCCGTGAGCCTGAAAATCGGGCTTAAAAGCGAGGCGATTCTCATCGTTTCTGGTTTTTTGGCGAAGAATTATTTTTTCGTTGTGAGCGGACTTGGTTTAGCACCGCGATGAACAGGCAAGCCACGATATCGGCAGACAGAATTGACGAAGCCGCAATTGGAGCGGCGCTCAGACCTGATCGTTATGTTTTCCACACTATCGCGGAGGTCGTGACTTGACCACTACCACGAGCGGAAATTGTCTCAGACTGACCCGGACTGGTCGAATTAGCGCGTATTTAACGGGGATTTATCTGCATTTATTTTGAGAAAAGATGCGCCAGCGCCGGAGGCATGGGTAGGAGATTTTCACTGGGAAGGGGTATACCTGTTATAACAGGTGGTCTGGGTATACCAGTTATAACAGAAGGGGGTATACCTGTTATAACAGAAAGGGGTATACCAGTTATAACCAGTAACAACTAAATCTGTAAACTAAACCCGTTAACTAAATCAACACCTTTAATAGATCATTAAAATCCTATGCGGTCTTCCCTGGCCGTGAAGACCTTACCGCAGGGCAAACGACCAACACCTTTTCGATTCCGGTTGTGACCTCCATTTCTTTCTTTCTGGTCTCTGTTCAGTCGCATACGCTCCGCGCTTCGCGATATGCATCGCCCATGCGGTGACTCGTTATCCTGTTCTGACCGAACAGGCTCGCCACCTTTTGGGCAGCAAGGGCGACAGCCCGCGCAGTAATTTGGAAACACTGTCACGAAATCGTAGATTGAGAGTCTATGGGGCCGCGAGGGGGTGGGCCGGGGTGTGATAAGCAACATCCGTGCCAACTTCATCGTATCAACCCAACCGAGGCTTCACAGGAAGCCCGTAGAGCGCTTATAACGCATCAGGTAATAGGATAGTAGCCATAACGCCTTAGAATCGCTTAGAACGCGTTCTGGAGCGTTTTAGCGTTAATCAAAAAGATCTTGACATTGAAATCAGGATTGCGCCATAGTAAGATAACGAAATCATTGCATTCTTTAATTGCGCTTGCTATTTGTAAGTATTTCTGATACAATGGTTTTAACAAATTAAGGTGCGTCGCCGCCCGGTGATGACTCCTGACTAAATGGGTACAGAATGACCCTCCGGTAATAATTTCAATCCTACGGAGGAACCCAATGAACAAACCTAAATCCCAACGCATCACCCCTGCCACCATGACAGGCGAGCAGATCGCAGACGCCATCATGTACGGCACGTACACCAAAACCGCACTATGGTCGTTCATTAGCCGTAATGGTGGTGCAGACGCCGCACATGCAAAGCATCCGCAACTGGCTGTTGCACTTCATATCCTGAAACAGGAACGAAAGAAGGCAAAGAGCGCCCGAGCGGTCAAGGCGATCCTGAAACCGTTATCCCGCCAGTTCGCTGACGGTCAATCGATGACTGAGATACTGGCCCCGGTGCTCCAGAGCTATCGCCGTCTGTACCGTGAGAAATTCAATCTGGATATGACGCCCGAACAGGTGATCATGTTCCTGGTTGCCACCCACGGTGTGGAGACTCTGGAAAACTACGGTTATAGCGCTGTTGCCGGGAAGTCGCCAGCCTGATCGCAGCGGCGCAACGCCGAGCCAATCAAATCGCCTCAAGAAATGGCAGACCAAATCAAATGCAGGCCATCAAGGCCGCCGAATCCTGATCGCAATCCGCGATAGCAGGATCAAATCCGCATGTCTGACAACAGGAGACTTGAACCATGAATATCTCATTCCCGGATGAGACGTACCGAACGTTACTCACGGAAGCAAATCGCCGCGATATGCCGATGGCGAGATTGTGTAGTGAATTGCTGCAAACAGCGGCAAAAATCATTGATAAAACGAAAGCAGACAACCAAACAGAAAACCAGCGAGGAAATGATGGACGTAACGAATACAGAAAATAAAGAAATTTTTGACCAGTCTGCCACACGGTTAAAAGGGATCAAAAACCTGATGACACCTTCCGGGGATGTAATGCGTGTTACTGATACCGACCTAAAGTGGTTCAACCATTTTTACACCTTCGAGGTGCAGGGTAAGAAATGTTATCAGAGTATCCCCACCATCGCGAAAGTGATGGGGCGGGCCAGGTCAGGAGCACAGGAGAGGATCGACAAACTGGAGTCGCTGGGCCTATTGACGGTAGGTAAGGAGACTTTTAAGGATGGCTGGCGCAATACGTACACCTGTACGCCAATTGATGTCATCGTTTCTCGCATGACTGATGCGAAAGTTACACCTCAAGACAAGAAGCTGAAAAAGTCTCAGCTTGACTCTCTGCTTAGAAAATCCGAGGCAGTAGATGCCCTGGCTATCAATCATGGGATAAAGGAAATGGCGAAAGCTATCGCAGACCTGGATCTCTCAGATTCGGAAGTGATGCAATTCGCTTTTCAGATTACAGCAGAGAAATTAGCCGTGCTGGGCTGGAATATCGAAACAACCGCTAAGGAAGATGGCAAATCCGATGAGAAGGTTAAACCACAGGCAGAACAGGCAGCAAAACAGGCAGCACCCGCTGCTACACCATCAACTGATGCGACCGCAGGCCAGCACTCTGATCAAAGTGCTAACATGGCCTCTGAGTCTGCCACGTCTACTGCTGGACAGCGCTATAGCGTGGAATCTGACAATAACCGTAGCAGCGATGATCTCACCAATGGTGGTCATGAGATGAGCCAGGATGAGCAGGACGATGATCCACCGTTTCAACCTAATAAACCAGAGTCAGATGATGCCCCCTGGCAGGGCATGGCCTTTGAGAGTGACGGGCGTTTAACCGAAGCTGCCTATAAATGGGCGCTCACTGCTGGCGCGACTGGCTGGCGTCATGCCTGCCGTTTAGTGTGGGAAAAGGTCGGCGTGATACCGCCAGATGAAATTAACGAGGATCGCAAGCCTAAATTTTTAATGTGAGGAATAATGATTGAGAAACGCAAGGCGCTGACCGCCACCCAGAACGACCCAGAACAAAAAACAGATTTACCAGAAGATCTTCCAGACCTACCCGAACTCCCAGAACCATTATCCGGCCCAGAATTACCTGACCTCACCCGCCTATATAAACGGCGTTGCCGCGATGGCAACGTTATGCAGAGGTGCAAGCACATGTTGATCGCGGGATATTCTCCAGGACGCGTGGCATTGCTGCTGCGTCTGCCGCAGGAAAAGGTTATTGATTTATATAATAATTCCTACAATCCGAAATGCAGACGATTTGCCAACCCGAACAATGGAAAATTAATCCACACTATGTGGAGTGAAGGGGCGACGCTATCTGAAATCTGCCAGACGCTGGGCTTGCCGTTGTTCACTGTGGTGATGTCCCTCCGGGGGGATGGGGTTACCGAGGCCGCAATGGCCCCACGAATGCCAGATTACAATGATCCGCTATGCGTGGAATACCGCCGTGTTGTGGCCCGAAAAGCTGCGAGCAAATCGCGGCCTATTCAAATAAACCCTGTTCGCCGCGTTAGTCCAGCGTCACGAGGTGACGTTAGCGGAGCTAACGCGCGTAAAGCGGGCTGCATTAGAAAAAGCCAACAAACCACAACAGCGAGCCAGACCGCGACGGCCTGACCTTGAATCTCATAGACCTTTTACCATACCTGCCCTTTCAGGGTGGCGTATCGTTGCGCCCGTGACGGGCTGGTTATCCTATTAAGGAATAAAAACAAAAATGAAAAACTTGCTCAAAACCGTTCGCGATTCCATAGCCGCAGCCATGAACGGGCGCACCATCGAACAGATGGAAACCGAACAGCTCAAACAGAATGTAAAAAACGCCGTGGATGACTATTTAATCCGCCATCCCGATTGGCAACCATCAACGAAGCCAGCGCCAGCAGTCGCGCCAGTGACTAACACCAAGCAGAAAACCGCGAAGATCAAAAAGGCGCTTGGTGCTGGGGCAGGTGGCTTCCAGGCCCACGAGATTGATCCGGAAATGCTCCGTCTGGCGCGGGATAAATGCCGCCAGGTGGTCGCCTCAGACCCTGAACGCTATTCGCACATCATCGAATCCACACCGCTTAAAAGAATTGAGTGATTCAAGGCAGAATTGCCGATACAGGATGAGTTACCGACTGAATTTACGTGAAATTTGTTGATAATGATTATCATTCATGGTAAAATACTAACATAGGGTGATTAATGGATTCGAAAGAGTCTACTGCGAACTACAGCCAATTGAACGTAATTTAATCTCCTCTCAGGCGCTGGCTCCTTGATACCTCGCACGGGCCATCTTTGCTTTCCAGCGCCGCTTATTCCCCTGCCGTGGTATTAGCCTTCCGCGATGGGGTTTGCCAGCGGTCTAACAACCGCAATAAGTCCCGGCTCTCCTCGGGCTGTCTGCCGGACATAAAACGGCATCGAGCGCACGGCGTAGGGATTCAGAGGTCTCCCGCCGTTGTCGCTCCCTTATTCCAGCCCGGTAAAGCCGGGTTAGTAGAGCTAACGCCCGTAGAGGGCGCTGCACATTCCCATCTCTCAGAAAAATAACGATAAAGATCCTCGTTGCTCCTCAGGGGCGGTATCTTCGCCGCCCGCCTTTTTTCTGATGCAGAAACAAATAAAGGAAGGTCGCCACTGGCGACCTCTTTTGTACTCGCACGCCGTCAATTCTGACGATACGGCCCGAAAGGCCAAAGCCTACAGGCCAGCAAACAACAACTTTATGGAGTGACTTTTATGAAAATGGGCGAATCCCAACGCACCTTTAATGATGTCGTGACCTATCAGGCCGACGCTAATTTTGCAGTGAAAACAATCAACATCCCAAACCTGGCTGTCGAAGTGCAGCCCGGTTCGGTTATTAAGGCTGATGGCACTGCATTTACCTCAGGCAATGATGCATTACTGGTTCTGAGCCATCACCGCGCTGGTACAGATGCAAACATCATCGTTGCTGACCGTGGCGTCTACATCCGCCCGGAAACAGTGATCGCCGTTATGGGGACATCAGTTGGTGCTGCTGCCCTCGCTGCCCTGACTGCATCCGGCAATATCCGCTTAGCGCAGGCTGACGCTCAATAATTTTACCGATAAGGACATCACAACATGGCTCTTACAAAAGATTTTTCATACGTCGATTACAGTTCGACCTTTGCGAACGTTCCGGCTCGAAACCGTATCTTAACCAACCTGAACATTTTCCAGCGTGACGTTACTGACCAGTTTAAAACCAGTCTGGACATCCTGAACGCTCAGGCTGACACCATCGCCATCGCCCCGGCAGCAAATCGATTTTCCAGCGAATGGGGAAGCACACCGAAGCCAAAAGCAGCTAATCATCTGATCGAGCTTCCTCTGTTCCCCACGCAGGATGTGATCACTGCTGCTGATGTGCAGCCATTCCGTAAGATCGGCTCTTCGCTACAGGCCAACGTCCTGGACGCTGTGACAGCTAAAAGCCTGGCTCACTATGAACGCTTCGCTGCGACTCGTGAACGCATGTTTGCTGAAAGCCTGTTCCGTCATCGTGTCACCGATATGGAATACACCGCAGATGGCCCGATCCTGGATTGGTCAGAGGAATTTGGTTACGACCAGAGCACCGGAACCATCTACACGGGGGTTGCTGCTGATCCGTTAGAATCCCTGTCCGATGAGGTCAGTGCCATGAAACGCCGCATGGGTGGCCTTGCTTCCCTGCTGAAAGGCATCTACCTGTTCGCGGGTTCCAACCTGTTCAAGAAGCTGCGTTTTAACCCATCGGTTCGCCAGCTTGTGCAGTATGGTGTGCTTGATCCTGATGGTCTGGTATTCAATAAAGAGATCAATCCGGCATTCAGCTATTACGTCCTGGATAACGTGACTGTAGTCGAGATGTCCGATACCGATTTCTACGGCGTCGGTGCAGATCAGGGCTTCATGGTTCCGGTCTTCGAGAAGCCGTTAAGCGCTGATCAGGCATCACCATTTACCAACCTTGTCGGGCCTACATCACGAAATCTCGAATTGGCCTTTGCTGACGTGGTGGACTTCCGCATCTATAGCAGCACCGATGCGTATAAGAACATTACGCTTTCCAGTGAGTTCAGCCTGTTGCCGATTTGCTACCGCCCGGATCTGGTAACTGCCATCACTAACGATGCTTCGTAATCAGGCAAGGTAACAGCCCAACGGGATAAAACCCCAGGAGCTAACGGTTTTGGGGCGGCAATTGCCGCCCTCCGCTATTATGGAGAGGTAAAAATATGCAATTGAAGATTCTGGGCGTTGGAAACTCGCCGCTGCTGTCGATCAAGGTTAAGACGCTGGACGATGCCAACTTGCTGAACGTGTCAGCGCTCGCCAGAAAGTTGGGTGTACACCGCAGCACCTTTTTATCACGCGTGGCGACACATGGTCTTGAAGCCGCGATCTTGTACTACGCGACTGAACAGAAATTGAAAGACGTAAGCTAACCGGATGGGTAAAACCATCCGGTTTTTTTATGCCTGCGTTACCTTGCCCATTCCTGAGGGATACGGTTACGGTACTCCGGGTATTCTTCATAAATAGCGTGTTGCAACATAGTTACTCGATCCGTGAGTCTTCCGACTTTAGACATATGTCGCCATTCTCCCCAGATTGTTTTTTTATCACCATCAGGGAGGTTCAAGGTAATCCCCATCTGGTTATCCGAGAATCTGGCTCCGTTTGTGAAAACACCGAGGCGGGATTTTACCAATTGGTGCAACTGTCTTTCTTCACGAGTCATACACAACACCTTCTATTATGTACTGGATGTATGATCATACCATCGGGTCGGTGGTGATGTCTTGAGCGTTTACCGGATTCTACAAATCCGTAATGCTCAATTACTGCACTAAAAATTCGTAGCTCACCAACTCGACATAACCAGAAAGCTCCTTCATGCTGGCCCCTTGGCTGTAGGTGCGAAATGATTCAGTTTTTCCTCTCTCGTGACCTACTATCAGTGCAATCCTGTCCTCTGGAACGCCGCCGCGATCAAGCTGACTGATGAACATCCCCCGCAGACTATGGAAGACCTTTCTTTCTGTCCCCTTCTCTCCCAGCGCCTTCCGTTTAGCCCGTGTGAATCGCTGTGTGTGCCATGTAGAGCGCTTGCCGTCTGCTCGTTCAGTTATACTGGCATGATAGAACAGGAAGCCGCTGTGATTATTCTGGATAAGCCGTTTAACGAGAGTTTGTAACCTGCTATGAATGGGAACCTGTCGGGCCGCATTGCGCGTCTTGCCCTCTGTCACCTCGAAACACCAAACCCCCTCTACCGTTTTGATATTGTCGATCTGTAGCGAACAGATTTCATTAAGCCGCATCCCGGTATACATCCCCACCAACGCGACGTCCTTCATCTCCTGATCAAGCAAATCCACAACCTGCGCCAGTTCATCACCGCTGAATGGTTCGTAACTCTCGCGATCATGTCGCACGTCCAGCTTATGGGCTGTGAAGACGTTCTCCTTTGGCGCGTCGTGGTAGCGGTTCTGGGCCAGCGCCACCAGTTGGGACAAGCAGCCCAAATAATTTGCCAGTGTCTGTGTTGCCCGTTCAAGTTTTGCGCTGTCGAGCCAGTCAGTCACCATCGTTCTGTTGATCTCGTGCAGGCGGAAATCCTTGCACCTGAAATGTGCCGTGAACACCTCCACGGCCTTGATGTACTTGCTCAGGGTGGACAGCTTGCGCCTGTCACTGTGTTGGACAATGAATTCATCACGCAGTTGGACAAGGGAAGGACATACACGAGCCGTGGCGAAGTCGATCCCCACATTCTGGGTGATGTATTGGTCAACCTGACGTAGTTCTTTCAATACGCGATCAACGTTATTTCCCTGTGGCTTTGGTTTCAGTCGATCACGGATGGCGAAAAACTCATACATTATACGGTCACGAATGACTCGGGCTTGCCGAATATCTGTCGTGCCAGTTGAACGCATGAACGCTGTTCGATTCCCAAACAGGGAACGCATATAAAACGGCAAGGTCACCTTGACGGCATAGCATGATGATCTTTCTCTGACTAAGTACGCATTCGGCTTGTATTTCATGTTCCCCCCGATCTAATATTCAGGGGCAACTACTACTGGTTGTGTTAGTACCGATTATCAGTGACAGCGCATTCGATTCGAAGAATCAATGACTTGCGCAGCCAGTCATTGGAATAGAAGGTCGTAGGTTCGACTCCTATTATCGGCACCACCTCAAGTTCCTCAAACGTCCGTATTAGTCCGTGAATACTCTGATTTATAACGATTTTTATTCTCTTTAGTCCATGGTTGTCCGTAACCATCCAGTAGAATCCGGTACTGAATGTGTATATGTTCCTGTTCGGTCTTAATTCCTATACACATGCCTTTAAACGATATGCAGATTCGCCGCGCTAAGCCTGAAGCTAAAGCCTATACACTTGGAGATGGGCAAGGGCTGTCATTGCTTATAGAACCTAATGGAAGCAAGAGTTGGCGGTTCCGTTATCGTTTTGCTGGTAAACCCAAAATGATCTCGCTTGGTGTTTATCCAACAATCACACTTGCCGATGCGCGTTCCCGTCGCGACGATGCCCGAAAACTGGTCGCGGAAGGAAAGAACCCTAGTGAGGTTCGAAAAGAGCAGAAGCTCGCATTGCTAACCAAGTCTGAGAATGCTTTCGAAAAGATTGCCAGAGAGTGGCATCAAATGAAGTCAGCCAAATGGTCGGCAGGATATGCCTCGGACATCATGGAAGCTTTTCAGAACGATATTTTCCCGTATGTAGTATAAGACCAGTCGGTGAGATTAAGCCCTTAGAGCTGCTTAACGTGCTGCGTAAAATTGAAAAGCGCGGGGCGTTAGAAAAGATGCGTAAGGTACGACAGCGCTGCTCTGAGGTTTTCCGCTATGCTATCGCCACAGGGAGGGCTGAGTTTAATCCTGCGGCTGATCTCTCTAGTGCTCTCGAAGTACATCAATCAAATCACTTCCCGTTCCTAAAGGCTGATGAGATACCTGATTTTCTACGCGCTTTAAACGGTTACACCGGAAGTCGGCTTGTCCTGCTTGCCACGAAACTACTAATGATCACTGGTGTGAGAACCATCGAATTACGTGCGGCATTATGGTCAGAATTTGATCTGGGTAACGCTATTTGGGAAATCCCTGCTGAAAGGATGAAAATGCGCAGGCCACATCTTGTACCGTTATCGACTCAAGCGTTAGATTTACTAGAAGAACTCAAGATCATGACAGGGAACTACCGTTATGTTTTTCCGGGGCGGAATGATCCGAACAAGCCTATGAGTGAAGCTAGGGAAGGTGCGAACAAGTCCCTGATATGAGATCATGTTTGTCATCTGGAGCCATGGAACAGGGTTCATCATGAG